ACATCCCAACTGGATAGCGAGGGCATATCCCAGTGATCTCCAATGTGAACGATCACATCGGGCTTCTTCTCTACAGCATACTTACCTGCCCACTCCAAATGCTTCAGGCTACTACCTGGTTTGACTTGGGTGTCAGGGATAATCATGTGCTTCATAATCTACTCCATTAAAAAAGCCCCCATCAGGAGGCTATGTCTTGGTATGCAATTGCAGCTAGGCCACATATTACAACGATGATTGCGATAGTCACGTTAGAACCCCAGTAGTTTGTAGAGGGGCGGATTATATAGCAAGCCATTGATGACTTGTAGTGATATATATTCATACCTAACATACCAAATTTGGCATACTAATCACAGCTTTCCATCAGGTCAAACCAAAGCTGAACTTCAGTTTTGCATGGATTAGGATCGTTATCCCACTCCTGCATATAGACCTCATCACCATGGGCCGAACATCTTGCATAGTCCAGACCCCCATCAAGGAAGTACAATTTGCCGTTGTCGTCTCTATGTTGAACATAATCATATCTATGTGCGCTTTCGAGAATCTTCCCATCAGGGGTCTGTAATCTATTTCTTATCAGCTTCATGTCTCTTCTTCCACTCTCTCTGTCTATCAAGAGTTATCAGCACTAAGCCGGTAAGAAAGCCACCCACTATTATTACGCAGATGGCTACACCAAGGGCTTCCACTAGAATGGAATGTCTTCATCGACAGCTACAGGTGCAGACTTGGCAGGAGCCGCATCGCCATCAGTGAAGAACACTTTCACGTTACCGAGGATAGGAGTCTTGACACCCTGCTCACGCTCCTCAGCGGAAGTTGACTGAGACACAAAGCCATTGTTCTCGTACTGGTCTTGCTCGGCAGTATCAATGAAGGTAGTCAGGTCAAGGTATGTACCCTTAGCACCCTCAAACAGTCGCTGTTTGTCGATCTTTGTTACATCCAACTTAATGCTTAATCCAACTTTCATACTAATCTCTCCGTCTCTGTTGTTATGGTTTCTACTGCGGCCAATACTTGCTCAGCCATTGCTTCAATAAACTTCTCATTACGTCTTGCTCTTACTAGCAGGTGTGGCATTTCTGGGTGGTAAGACATGAAGTCCCACCAATCTCTCCCAGTTATCCACATACATCCCTGCACTTGCTGGTAATACTTTGCTGGCACCTTACCTGCTCTCAGGTAGCTAACGTGTACCGAATCAGATGGACATTTTATCTCAAGTCCACCCTGCTCTCCAACTAAGCCATCGGGACTACAGCCAAACTCTTCACTGTCATCCAGGATGAAGCCTGTCTCTACCACCTCAAAGTCAGTGATAAACTCATACGCTTCTCTAGCCTCTGGCTCTAGTGCGTTACCCCTCTCCATGTGTTCGTTGGTGTAGAAGGGTTTACTGCGGCCAGTCAATCTCTCAGCGATCATCTCATTGATGTAGGACTCTGCTGAACTTGAGGGCTTACCGCTACCAGTGATTAACTTCCCAAACATTGAGGCTGATGGCCTGCCCAGTCTTGAGGCAAGCCACTCAGGGGAACCCTGCTCATCGTTTAAGATAATCATTTTAACTTAGATGTCAGAGCAGCCATAGCTCGGCTGTATTGAACAACTAGCATATCATCCACACTTTTGGATTTGAAATGCTCAAGAAACTTCTTAACGTCAGTGTTAGTCTCTTCAAGTAAACCCTTTATGTCGTTGATCTGATCTTGACTTAGCTTCTCACTAACCTGCGAACCGCGCAACATTGCAGACTCTGCATCATCATCAGCAGTAGGGATACCTGCGATTGACTGTAGGGCATAACGCCTTGCATAAGTAATGGCAGAGCCAGCAGCTTGTGGGTCGCGCTTAACTATTGGCAGATAGTATTCCTGCTCTAACCATTCGCCACTGGTGTGCATTAGCCTAGTGATCACGCCAATCCCATGCTCATTGCTAACAGGGAACTGCGTGTAACTTAGACCATTATCAGTGAAGGGCTGCTTGATAGCCTTGATGACAGATGTCAGGTCAGCATAGCTAGACTTGAAGAAAGGGTTGGCACTATCCTTAACAGCACCACCCATGGTTGCTTGGGCATTACACAGTGCTTCGGCAAGGTTTTTCATTGACTCACTTGATTTCATTATTCTATTGCTCCTGCTGATTGCATTTGTTCAAGGACATAGCGAGCGCCATATCCAATGTCATAGGCGTGTGACTGCCCTTCTTTATGGGGATAACCTTTGCGGCAATCAAAGTCACCGCGATCCAGGTCATTCAAGTATTCGATATCTTTATCCATTTGACTGCTCTCCCATATAGTATTCAGAGATAGAACAATCTTCTCCAAACCTGTTGGTTACTGTGAGTCTATTAGACTGCACTGGATGACCCTGCTCTCTCAGCTCAAAGATTCTTGCGCCAAGTCTGGTAATGCCTAGCTCTTGAAAGGCATCAAGGGTAGTGATGGTATTGCCACGCTCAAGGTATGAAAGAACTCGATCTGCCTGACTCATTATTCTACCTCCAATCCATGCTGCTTTAATAGGAAGTCACGTTGCTCACTGCTTCTGGCGTACTGATTGATCTGCTTACGCATGAAGTAATCAACATCTTTCTTATGCTCTGCCATACGGATAGCTTCTTGTTCTTTTTCGTATTGGCTTGGCTCTGGGTCGATAGGACGTTGCTCATAAAAATCTAGATCGTCGGCATCACGACCAGTAAGATCACCTATAAACTTATTAAAGATGTCATCTGGACTGCCAGTGCGGTTGGGGTCTTCGTATTGTTTAAACATATTGCTCTCCTGTTGTTTGAAGTGTCACAATACAGCCATGTTATTTTAATGTCAATAACCTCTTGTAAAAGATTTTATATATATATACTATGTCACCTCACTAACCAAAACGAGATAACCATGGATACAGCTAAAGCAATAAGCTACTACTTAAACCTGCATGGCATGAGCCACATTGAGTTCTCTAGGCTCACACTGCTATGTCCTGCTACTGTCAGTCTTATTATGAATCGTCACCGCAAGCCCTCTCTCGATACCATGATCCGTATATCAGAAGCTCTTAACATTAAGCTGTCTGAGTTTGTGGCGGCTGGTGAATAAGATGGAGAAGAAGGGTTACTACGCAATGATACCTGCCAGCGTCAGGTATGATAAAAGGCTAAACGCTAATGCTAAGTTGCTCTATGGTGAGATCACTGCTCTATGTAATGAGAAGGGATACTGCTGGGCATCCAATAGATACTTCGCTGAGTTGTACGAGGTTTCCGTACAGTCCATCAGCAAGTGGATAAAGAATCTCAGTGAGTGTGGGTATATCAATATGCAGCTGGAGTATGTTCCTGGCACTAAGCAGGTCAAGCATCGCTACATCCAGATGGCCGATACCCCTACCATAGAAAAGTTTAATACCTCCCCTCCAAAAGTAGAGGGGGGTACCATAGAAAAGTTTCAACCCTCCCCTACAAAAGTTGATGACCCTACCCTAGAAAAGTTTAAGGATAATAATACACTTAATACTACATCTAATAATACAAAGAATAAGGGTCGTTTCACTCCACCCACTTTAACTGAGGTGATCGATCAGTGTAATTTCAGTGGAGCTAACATTGATCCACAGGGCTTTATTGATTTCTATGAGAGTAAGGGATGGATGATTGGCAGGAATAAGATGAAGTGTTGGAAGTCTGCTATCAGAACGTGGGCTAGGAAGGATAAAGAAGAGAAGCAAACAAGACCTGTTAAACAAAAACAAAAACCCAGTGGCCTGAGAGGTCGCGAAATAACTGAAAGCCTGACTGATACCAGTTGGGCAGATTAGGAGAACACCATGAGTACAGCAAAGAGAAAGTTTGAAAGAACCCATACCATCGCAGATGCCAGAAAGAAATTGAAGTGTAAGGCCAAGCAGATCAAGTGGGTTGGTGATCGCGAGGACTTGGGGCTAGTGAAGGGTAAGACCTACACCTATAAGCAGTTGGGAGCAACAGTTGGCATTGTTAGCCACAGTATGCGTGGTCGCCTGAGAGGTGCAAGTGAAGCCAGTGACTGCCATATGTGGGCCAATGGTGAGAAGAAGCCCAGAGAAGAATGGGGTACTCACATCATCGTTCGCTGTGAAAGTGAATCGGACAAACTGTCACAAAAATACTTGAGGATGTCCCTATGAGTCTTAATTACAATAAAGACCTGAGCAAGAAAGAAATACAAGCAGCTTGGGACTACGCATTGCTGAGTGGCGCAAAGCATAAGGTTAAGTGGTGGCGTGTAATAGACGACTTCATGGAAGCCATTGGCGGTGATAAGCCAGAAGGTCGTGATTTCTACTCTAAAGAAAACTTGGCCACCTTTAATAGCATGGGTTTAAGCAGGTGCAGGGATAGGCAGAAGGAAGGTGAGCTTAGGTTTGAACCCTATGGAACTGATCCATTGAGCTTTATTGGTGCTAGATGTATGCCGTTGCAGTTAGCCTTGCTAGATAATAGGATTGATTTAGATGACATCGTGAAAAATGTTAGGTCTTACAAGTGGGTGAGAAAGAACTGGACATTAAAAAAGGGAAGGATAAAAAAAGCAACGTGGCGAGTTGTTAGTGCGCGAAGCAACGATCACAGGACTGATTGGGGGGTGGTCAAATGACTCAGGGTGACTACGTTAAGGTTAGCTCGACCACTGAGGTTGATGCAAAGCTGAAGCACCTGGAGACCAGGATCAGGGGGTGGAACTACCAGTCCCCACTGGCTATCAAACTGATGCCATTCACTGACCCAACCAGTCTTAGTCAAGAGGCTCTATTCAACATATGGTGCAGGGAGATTGCCGACCAGATGAAGAAGAAAGCACCGGATGCGGACGCTGAAGCATGGAAGCTGTGGCTCAAGCATAAATTCCTTGGTACATACGCTGTAAAGGTGGGCAGGGAGTCGATAGATGGCCAGGTCTATGCTACCCCAAAGGGTAA